AAGGCAGAAGATCATCCTGAATTACAAGTGTTGCCTGATATCGATTCTCGATTTCAAGGTAATGTTGAGGTTGGAGGCTTGCTACTCTGCGAGAACTCAGCCGAATATGTGAAATCTCGCCGTGATGCACACGATGAGATGAACGCACAACAGATAGACTCAGTAGATAACAATTATCTGCGTCAATCTGATCCTCGTATGCCTGTTCTGAAACCAGAGCGGTCTACGAAAACCTCGTTTGGTAAGTGACCCTCAAAAGGCGCTTACCGTTGTTTAATGGCTTGATATGAAGGAGAGATGATTATGTCTTCAGTAGCCGCTCCCTTCGGTCTGCGCCCAATTGGTCGGTTGGATAATGGTTCTTTGGAAGTTTTCCGCCAGTACCCAATCGCCTCCGGCTACGGCACAAATATCGCAATGGGCGATATTGTGGAACTCGTAGATGGCGGTACAGCGACCACCATTGAAAAGCAGTCCGCTACAGGTGATGACACAACCGATATCGATATCGTTGGTATCTTTATGGGTTGTTCATACACCGATCCAAACACAGGTCAAAAAGTGTTCTCACAGCTTTGGCCTGCGTCAACCGTTGCATCTGATGCAATGGCTTTCGTTGTAGATGACCCGAATGTGTTGTTTACCATTCAAGCAGATGGCGCTCCAGCTAATGTGAACGACATCTACGGTAAGAACTGCTTGCTTGTTCAAACTGCGCCTAACACTTCACTGAAGATTAGCCGCGTTGCTTTGGACATCTCTGAGCTTGACACCGATGCAAATAACCCAATCCGCGTGATTGATTATTTGGGCGGTCATCAAGGTGATGAGAAGGGTTCTTCCTATCCGATTCTGGTGTGTAAGTTTAATTACCATCAGCACACATCAACAACTGGTTCTGCATAAGGAGTGTAAGTAATGGCTATTTCACGCGCACAACTCCTGAAAGAACTGTTGCCGGGTCTTAATGCACTGTACGGTATGGAGTACGCTAAGTACGAAAACGAACATGCTGAAATCTACGAAACCGAAACCTCAGAGCGTAGCTTCGAGGAAGAGGTCAAACTGTCAGGCTTCGGCGCTGCACCAGTTAAGCCTGAAGGTTCGGCGATTTCCTACGACAACGCGCAGGAGTCTTTCACCGCCCGTTACAACCACGAAACTGTGGCAATGGGCTTCTCTGTGACTGAAGAAGCTATGGAGGACAACCTCTATGACGCTCTTTCAGCTCGCTACACCAAAGCTCTGGCTCGCGCCATGGCGTACACCAAGCAAGTTAAGGCAGCAGCGCTGCTGAACAACGGCTTCACCACCTTCAATTCTGGCGATGGTGTAACCCTGTTCAACGCTTCGCACCCAACTGTAGCCGGTGGCACCAATGCTAACCGTCCAGCAGTTAACGCTGACCTGAACGAAACTTCGCTTGAAGATGCTGTTATCAACATTGCTGCTTTCGTTGACGAGCGCGGCCTGTTGATTGCTGCTCGCCCACGCAAGTTGATTGTCCCACCTGCATTGATGTTCGTGGCAACGCGGTTGCTGCAAACTGATCTGCGTGTCGGCACTGCCGATAACGACATCAACGCTCTGCGTAGCAACGGTTCGATCCCTGAGGGTTACCGTGTCAACCACTACCTGATTGACAATGACGCCTTCTTCTTGACAACCGATGTTCCAAACGGCATGAAGCACTTTGTCCGTACTGCGATGTCAACATCTATGGATGGCGACTTCGATACCGGCAACGTCCGCTACAAAGCCCGCGAGCGTTACAGCTTCGGCGTTTCCGATCCTCTCGGAATCTACGGCTCACCCGGAGCCTAAAAATACTAGGGTACAAATTGAGAGTGGGCGGCGCGGTGCCGCCCCTCTTTTTACACACACACTACACAGGAGGCCGGTATGGCTGAAAATAAAAATCCATTTGAAATTCGCTTGGAAACCCTAAAGATGGCCAAGGACATGATGGATGCTCAGATGCAATTGCAAGAGCAGATCATGTACGAGAT